TACTCCAGTTCGCCCCATACGGAGCAAACGTACCTTGCGTGGTGTTGCCGTTACGGGTGATGCTGAAGTTGTTGGTGCTGCTGTCTAGGAACGTGTTGTTCTGCGCTCCGTTGGTGCCGTTGCCGGGGAGCAGCATGGTGACATACTCAAAGTATTCATCAATCGCCTGCACTACTTTTCCGAGGAAACCAAAACCTCGCGCAGCAGCCGCCCCCAATGTGCTAAGAACAGGCATCGCTATTCCTTACTTGAATTGCACTTGGGCAGCAAACACACTAAATGTGGCATTACCTGTTTTGATGATGGTGTAGGAGTACACATCTACACCCGAGGCATTCCCCGCCGCTGGGGCTGTGCCACCCTGCCATCTTGTCGTTACACCCGTGGTTGTGCCGTCCACCTGTACTGCGCTGTTGTAGTACGCCGTTGATCCCTGGGTAACCAGATGCGCAATCGTGATGGACTGCCCTACCGCCATTTCTGTGTCCAGCCGCATAAAACTGTCGCCCCGGATATTGATGGTCCAGTTTGCAGAAGCGTTGCTGGTAAAGAACAGAACAGACTGCGTGTTGACATCGAAGTCAATCGTGCCCGTTGCGGCTACCGCTGCCGTCGTCGCCGTCTCCGTAAACCCCGTTGTTAAATCTAACGTCGGGGCGTTGGGGACGTAGTTAAACGCGGTTCGTTGGAGCAGTGGCATTAGTAGTTACCCCCCAGCACAGTCACAGCAATTGCGATGTTTGTGCCGCCAGCAGCCACGGTCGTTCCCGCATACACCCGGTAAGTAGCCGGGATGTTCAGGCCATTTACAGGCAGCGTCAAAGGGTAGGTGGTCAAAGCACTTGTGCCCAGCGCCGTCACTGCGGTGGCCGGGACCGCTACTTCACCGATGAAAATGTTGTTGCCTGCGGTGGTGTTGGCAGACCCGTTGTTTAGCCAGAATCTCACCACCGTCGCACTGGATGTTCCTGAGGCCGTTGCACCGTTGGTAGATGTCAGCCTGCACACAACAGAATCAATCCGGGAACCATCTGCTCCTGCTGTAAAGGCAAGGACCATCGCAGTGCCTGTTGCTTGAGTACCGTCAAACGCCGTTGTGTTCGTCATCGCGGTGCTGAGAATGGCATTCAGCGCCCCGACGTTGGGGGTTTGCGTAAAGACTGGGGTTGCGGTAACTGCCATGATTAAAAGCCTCCAAAATTGTTAGACATGAAGATGTTATTGCCACTGTTTGTTGCAGTATTAACAAGCGTTCCTGATGCGTCAGGCAGCGTCAAAGTCCTACTAGCCGTCAGTGTTGTGGGTTGAAACGTCACCCGGTATGTAGAAGTTCCACCGGCTCGGCCCGCTAGGATAATTCCGTCCTGCGCTGCGGTAGCAGTACCAAACGTCTGCCCCGTGGCGTTGTAGAAAGTATTGGCACCAGTAAAGGCGTTGTTGGCTGATAAAAGCGCATCACCTACTCCATAACTCAAAGCCTCTACCACGTTTGTACCGTCGCATCGCAAAGCAAGTTTTGCGTTATTTGCAACAGAAACCCCCGACCCGGCAGAAGTCTTTACCGTCTGGGCAAACCCGGTGTTGTTGGTGACAAAGTACAGCTTGCTGACCGCAGGGCAGATAACCTGATATGAAGCCCCTGGCGTACCGCCAAGGACAATAAACATCGCCCGCGCTTCGTCTGCTACCCCGTTGGAATTTGACAGCGTGTAGTCCGCTGCCGTCATCGTGATGCTGGCAGTCCCAGCAATTGATGTGTCAATCAGCGAGGTTGCGCCGGCGTTGAACACCGTGCCCCAAGTATTGGACAGTTCCCCGGTCGCCGGAAGGACAAGCCGAAGACTGTTGGTAAAGGTTGAAGGCATCTCTTACCTCAAGCGAATCGGATTAGCGCCGTGGTGGCGGAAGCAGCAGGAAGCTGCACCGTGAAATTTGGCCCAGCGGTTTTGTCAGCCCCAAAGTCCAGCACCGCAATCGCACGGTTAGCTTTGGTGAAGTTGTAGATCAACGCCCCACGGGTGACAAAACTAGACCCCAGCCAAGCAGGATTGTCAAACGTCACATACGCCGTAGTGCCAGAAAGAAGCACTTGGACATTGGTCAGGATCTCGCCCCCAGCGGTGTAGCCTGTGCCAGACGTTTCACCTGTGAGGGTGTAGGCCGTGGTGTCTGCACCAAGAGAAGCAGCGCTCGTATAGAGCGCCATCTTCAGGACATCGGTATCCAGATCATGGATAGCCAGCCATGACTCCTGTTTGAACGAAGAGCATAGCGTTTGTACCAAAGCCATTTAGACCACCTGTGTCCTGACCTGCCCTGTACGGTATGCGTCTTGACGGTTCTTGCCTTCGCCCAGGTTCTTCAGCAGGGTCAGCGATTGGACGTACTGCTTGTTCGTCTCGGCCACGATGTCAGGCTCCTGCTTCATAAACCGCGCCGCTTCAACCATGACTGCGTTAAACAACACGCTGTCAAAATTGTCACCCAGCCATGTGGTCGTTGCCGTGACGATACTTTCCGGGTAGTAGAAATACGCCAACTCTGCACTCAAAGCAGCGCTGGGCGTGGGGCCAAGCAAGAACGATTGAATCTTTGGCGTGCCCGTCTGCGTCCCGTACAGGGCGTAATACTGCGGCGTCCCAGTGACAGCAACACTTGGGAATGACTCCCGCATGAAGTTTACATCCTTGTTCAGCAAGTAACTGAACACTCCCGCAACGCTCACACCAAAGGAAAACGCAGACAAGAAGTCTGCCGGTACTACAAGTAGCGGGTTGCCAATGGTCAACGTAAGCGTGGTGTTCTTCCGCAAATTGGGAAGTTGAACCGAGTTATAGATACGCTGCTCGGCTAGCTCCGTCATTGTGGCGAAGTCAGCCGCCGAGAAAGTGTTCTCGGTGTAATCCTCAACAGCAGTCTGCAACTCGGAGTAGTTCACGCCATCGGCCCTCTAGACATGAAGCCGCGAGTAGCAGCACCGGACCCACGCTGCTTGATCCCAGAGGTCTTTGGCCCCGGAGCGGACTCTTTGGAGATGCTGCCCACCACCATGCACAGGTCACGCGGATTGACAGGGCCTTGCGGGTATGCCTGCTTGGCAGGCGACAGTTTTGTGATCTTGCTCATAGCTCACCCCGTCTTCTGGTTGGCAGCGCGGGACAGATTCTTGCCCAGGCGCATACGGTCCTCAGAGGTGGGACCACCCTTCTTGAAGGCTTTCCCGCCCTTGGCGAGCTTGGTCATCGGCTTGCCGGGGTGCATCGCACGTTCGTGCTTGTGAACATCTTTCATCATCACTCCTTAGGTGGTCACTATGGTGACTGTACCAACATATCCCTGCCCGACCAAGCTGTTTGGCGTCAGGGGCGCATCAAAACCACTGGACCCACCTATTGGAGCCCAGCCCCACTCAATCACCCGGCTACCAATACCGATGGTGTCAATAACCGTCTGACCTGAGGAGTACCAAGTGTTCGTGTCTGGACGGGGATCACGTATTGCTTGTGGGTCACTTACCGGGTACATCCCGAGTTGCAACTGAGGATGATCTGGGGTCCAGCACTGAGGGCACGCTTTGATTTGTGTCTGCTTGGTTTTGACTACGAGGTTCTTGAGCTTTTTGAGGTCAAAACGAAACCCGCAGACATCGCAGTAGCCGAATGCCTTTGCGCCGTTTGCAAAGCGATTGCTCATATCATTCGCACCCGCCCGCCCTTGCGGTACTCATCAGGCATTGGTACGGCACGAAGCATTGCTTGTGCCTTCCTCTTGGCCGCTTCTTCCTGCTGGCGCTTGCGTTGTGTAGCCGCATCTGATGCTGCGCGTTGCTCAGGCGTCAAAGTTCCTGGCGCAAGTGTAGATGGCGTTACCCCCAATGGCAAGAAGGACTCGGCTACATCCCCGGCAGCACGGCGAAGATCACCCGCGCTTGCTGCGCCTGCACCTCCGGCTAGGGCTGCGGCTATGCCTGCTTTTCCCGCTGTGCGGCGTTTATCCGCTGGAAAAACCGCATTAATAACATCGTTGTCACCTGAAGGTGTTGGTGCCTTAAACGAAGCCCGTGGATTTACTTCGGTAATCTGTGTACCAAAATGAACCCCTTTACCGGTATCCCCTTTAAGACTTTCTGATATATTTATTTCTACTGGCGCTAACCCAACTTGCGGTATGGTGGTAAAAGTTGATTGCGCTAATACTTGCCCTTTCTTGAAAGGGCCAGTCAACATGTTTGTGCCGTCTTCTAAGGCTTTGACTGCTACAGTACCACTTTTGTTTTTTTGGTCATAGGACAGCGGAACTATTTGAGTAGCGATGTTTTGATTTTGAAAAATTCTTCCTAAATCGTCTACGCCCTCTGATGGCACAAAGATTGTTTTCCCCGATCTTTGTTGCACCCCCACAGAAGTATCACGGTGTTTTTCTCCACTACGATTTCTTGTTGTAGTGTTATCAGTATGCTTTGCATATGTTGACCCCCTACTTGTGCGAAACAAGTAATCAACATCAGCTAGACCAAGAAATGGATCGTAGTCCATGATCAGCTAATGAACATCTGCCTGGGTACGAACCGGACAGCGGCCTTCTCACGGTCCTCGGAACTGGCAAGATCCCAGTCCTGATCGTACTGCGCCTTCAACACCTGCATTCGCTCCATCGCACCGGGGATCTTCATGGACAGGTAGTAGGCAAGTCCTGACACCAACGCATTGAGGAAACGGAACGGGATGTCCTGCGTGTACGTGCCGCCCGCACCAGCGTCCTGAATCCGGCGCAAACGCCAGTAGACGAGCGTGTATGTCTGAGAATTGTCAGGAGTGGGCCACACCGTGAACTGCGGCGCTGCTGCTTGGCGGTTGATGTAAACCTGAATCGGCCTTGCCTGCTGCAGCTTGTTCGGGATAGACGAGTAGGTAGAAACACTGATGCGCGTGATGGTCAGATCAGTCTGCGTGGAGACATTTCCTGCGCCCGTGCGAATCACATGCTCAATCAGATCCACCGTATCGGCAGGCAGCGTGTAGGTATTGGTGCCAGCGGTCAGGACTTGTGTACCCTGCTCAATGGTCCACATATTTATGCCGCGATTCGACCAATCTGCAAAGAGAAGATTTAGGCTACGTCTTGCAGTGCGCAAATCATAGCCCGTGCGCAACTCAGCACCACAGCGCTCAAAGGCTTCCTCGACGTACTCTGCCAAATCCAAATTAAACGTGGCCGTTCCTGATGTTGTCATACCAACTCCACCAAAAATCCAGCGGTTTTTGTGCCTTTTTTCTTCGCATAAGACACGGCAGATACCGTAACGCCAATGGCTTTTGCTGCGTCAGAAATCGTATCAAAAACACGACCATCAGACAGTTTTATTTTCTTGCCGCCTCCCATGCGCTTGGGAGCCATGTAAGCATCTACTGACTTTTGGTCTAGTGCTCTTTGTGCGCCAACAGGTTTGTTTATTAACGCAATAAATTTAGCCACTTCTATTCGCGCTGCTTTTTCTACTTGCGTTAAAACTCCCCTGGTTGGGTTATTTAACATGCTTTGTGCAATTGGCAGTGCTGCTTTTGCTACTTTGTTTTTTACCAAACACAGATTTGAAAAAACTTCCAACGCCTCTACTGCATCAGCATTAAACACAGTCCATGAATAAATGTGACGCCCTGTGTAAGTTTTTGTTATTCCGTCTTGAAACGCCCCACCAAATCTTTGGTAGCACGCCTCTACAGGCGCTCTGTCGCACATTGTAACTTTTGCAAGCACAGTTATATAACCGGCTTTTGCTAAGTGCACACTAACACACCCCTCGCCGTCAAAAAGACCGGCAAGGTATTGGTCAGTAGCGGTGCCGGATGTGGTCATGGCTTACTTTGCTGTCAGCGCAGAACGCTTGAAGGCTTTGGCAGTAGGAGCGCCGGGAGAACCCGGCTTGCGCATGGTTTCACCCGATCCAGCGGCAATCCGCTTGCGCTTGGCGTGGATGTTAGCGTAGAGCCCGACCTCACCACCTTCGGCGTACTGCGTAAAGTCCGTATTGTCACGGCGCTTCTTCACCTTGCCTTTGGGCATCTTGGAGGGGTTGATGGCACCCATGCCCCTGCTAATCCTCATACAACTCCTTAACCCCACGCCACTGTCTGAACGCAGGTGCCATGTATTTGCCACGCGCTATTGGCCCAAAGCACACATAACGCAGCGCATCATCTGGGGTTGAGCCTTGCGGATACCAATTTTTGCCATCCCACAACGAGAAGACAGGTTGCTCCACCTGATCCGGCCAACTTTGGTCAACCATGTAAACGCCTTTGCGTACAGGCTTAGACGTATGTTTGAACCACGGCGTCAGCGGTGGAAACTTGGTATACCAACGGTCAACATTGACCTTGAGACTTGGATCGTTGAGGTTCATTTTACGTAGCGCCCTTACACAAACCGGCCCTTGGTTTTGCCTTTGGTGGCGCAACCATCAGCACGGGAAGATGCAGACCCACCTTTGGCGTAGCCTTTGACTTTGCCGCCTTTGGCAAGCATTTCGTCCATACCCGGAAGCCCACCACCGCCCCCAATGCCAGTCATAGAGCCACCACGCCCACCTCCGCCACCTCCGCGAGATGGAGCTACATATGGATATTTTGTGGTTTTTACGCCTTCTTTGACTGAAGTTTGCGCAGCACGTTCAGCCGCTTTTCTTCCTTCTTGACTCTTAGATTGGCTGATTTCTTCACTAATACGTCTTTGCTTTTCAAGACGTATTAGTTCATCTGCCATGTTAGTACCATTAGCAGCGGCGGCTCTTGACGCTTGAGCAACCAAACTTTGTCCTGGTTCCGCCATATCACACCATCCTTCCGCGAGTCTTGCCGCGCTGGGCGCAGCCATCAATCTTGCCGCCCTTGGCCTTCTTCACCGGCCTGACAGAAGCGCCGTCAACATCTTGCGGCGGTGGCCCCATCTCTGCTGTGTAAATGCCACCATCTACACCCTTGGCTTTTGAACGGCGCGGGGCAGGATATCGCTTCAGAAGCGAATCAACTTCGCGTTTAGATTCGGCTGCGTAGTCCATGATTGCTCCTTAACAGGCTTTGCCGCCCATTGCCATCTTCACCATCTTGCCCTTGGTCTTGCCCTTGGACTCAATGCCGCCGCCCTTGGCATAGCCCTTGGCTTCCTTCATCTCGTGCTTGAGCATGGACTTTGGAGCGCCCTTCTTCTTCATGAAGGCCACTTCCTTCTTCATCATTTCCTTGGACTCTTTCATACTGCCTCCTTCGGCATGTGCTTTGGGACCAACAAACTTCTTTGCTACACTGGGTGGGACATCTGTCTTGCCTGCAAGTGAAGCATACATAAACCTGCGCTGTTTATCCGACTGGACTGGCACTACTTTCTCCCGGTCCACGATTTGATCGTGTCGGTTTCCCAGATGCGAATCCCGGTCCACACAATCGTAAAGATTGCTGCAACAGCAGGTAAAAATTCCACAAGCGTGCCAACCACTGTAACAACTGATAGGGCGTCAACAACATGTTTTGTGCCCTCAGAAATTTCGTGTTTCATGTTAACAGTTCCACGCCCTAAGTGATTTATTGATACGAGAGTTCGGATCTTTAGCCGTCTTCTCGCTGGTGAGCTTATTCTTCATGCCCTTCATACGGGCACAAAATGAATCACGTCGCGGGCCACCTTCGGGCTGCGGAGCTTTGAGCCCAGGCTTGCCGGGGTTGGCTTTGTTGTAGGAGGCGCGTCCCTTTGCATTGAGGCCACCAGCCTCGGCTTTGCCTTCTTTGCGGGTCCAGGCAGGCGACTTAGCCATCATCAGTCCTTCAGAGCCAGGAACTGGGGGAGGGTCAGGCAGTCATTGCTGCCCGAGGTTAGCGTGCGGCTCACATAGGTCCACACAGCTTGCGCAAGCGTATCGTAGTCTACTCCGCCAGATGCTGCAAGGTTCAACTTGTTGCCCATCGTCCCTGAGTCGTTAAAGTCTGCGGCAATCGTTTCCCATACCGCCGCCGCTAAATTTTGCGGGCTGAGTTCGGTGAACGGTGTGATGTCGCCGCTCAAATTTCCCGTGGCCCTGACCGTGGCACTGTTTGAGAACTGCACCAGCGCGGCGCCCACGGCATCGACGATGGCGCCCAGCGTGGCGTTGTTGACCGTGAACGAGAAGGACGTGCTGCCTGCGGCCGACAGGGCACCAGCCAAGTTGGCCGCA